AATGGCAGCTTGAACGATTTGCGCAGCATGGTGTAAAATGGCCACCTACGCCGCGTGGACGTCCGGCAAAATCTGATTAATGCAGCATTGCGCTGACGTCATCATCGGCTAGGCCCGCCAAAGCCTCCACCATGCTTTGCGCAATTTGTTGAACGCTTGACCCGTCAGTCAAGCGTTCTTCAATATATTCGGCCAGCGCGTCCAATTCCGCTTCCGCTTCCTCGTTATTTTCAACCGGCATTATCAGCGTTAGCTTTATCATTTGCCCACGCTATCCCAAAAAAAAGACCATGCAAAGCTTTTGCTTCACATGGTCAAGTATGTCGCTGATATGAGGTAAAGAGCAAATCAAGGCGCGACAAGCGCAGACAGGGAGGAAACTACGCTTGTCAAAAGCTAGGCCAGAACAGCCTAAAGATCAAGCCCCATAAAACCCCGAACAGAGCCACGTAAACCACATTCAGCACCCACCCTAGCCCGACGCATCGTTTCGCGCCTCTATGGCCCCTCTACGGGCTTCCAATCGCCATCTTCCAGATCTATCCCAGCACACTCCGCGCCAAGCGCAGCATATCCTGCCAAATCCACGAATCCATCCGCATCCACTTGATGCGAGACGCGGCTGATCTTGAGCAGGCCCATCATCATGCACACGTCCGACGCGGTTAGCGTTTCCTTGCCCGCAATGTACGCGTTCCACATGACCGCTATGCGCTGAAAGTTTTCTTGCGGTGGTCCGTAATCCCGATTCCTTGACCCATGCACCAGCTTGCCCGCTTTTGCCAGCACCTTGCCGCGCGTCGTATCTGTGTTCATTTTCGTTTTCCCTTTTCCAATTTAATTTTGCGCTTGAGTATTTCCGCGCGCTCTGCTGCCGTCCAGCGCGGCAAGATTGGATCAAATCTGCGCCGGTTGGCGAACCCTTCCAATTCGGCAAGCGTCGAACAGCTCGCCAATTTTTCATCAAATGATCTGCACCATTCACGCCCGACAAAATACCCGCAAGGGTAAGTCACCGCTTTACCTTCGGCAAACATACGATCCAACCATTTTTCCAAACCCTTTTTATTCATCTAAATTTTACCTTGGCAAAACCGCAGCTATGCACGTTATACCATTTATACCATCCCTAAAGGGAAATGGTATAAATGGTATGATGCACAGCATTTAGCCAAAGTTATACCATTCTTAATAACATTAAATAACATTTATAACATTTTTACCCGTAACCCATTGATTTCATTGAACCTGCAAAACGTTATCAAATGTTAAGCCGCTTATTCTTGCCGTCTAATCCTTCACACGCCCATCTTTGCCCGTAAACCATACCAAACCCTCATTTTTGACCAAATGACCGCCCGCAATCAGCGCATCAAGCGCCCTCGTATAAGACTGGTTTGGATTGCTTGCGCCGGTGATTTTGCCCTTGAAGTGATCCCGTAAAACTTCTTCGTCAATAGTCCAGTAAGCGCTTGCTTCTGGGAATCCTGCGCCTGCTGGGTTTGGTTGCCCGACGCGTTCACCGCGCAGCTGCGTGAAGCACCGCTTCAGCAATAGCTGATTTTTGCCGCTTATCTTTGGCTTGCTGGCTTCTTCTATTTGCTCTGCGCTGGCCTCTGATATGGTACAAGTTGTGACGGCATCGCCGTCCTCGTCTTGCCCCAACTCAACAACGTCCAGCACAAAATCAAACCTTGCGCCTGTCTCCATATCGCGCTGCTTCGTGGCTATCGCGTAGCGAATGTTTGTTTCCGCATCGTGATCTAGCTCAATTTCTGCGTCCGTTGCGCTGCGCAAACTTGAGTGGCCACGCGCGCCCGCTGCTTTATCCTTGCCGCTATGATGCACGATCATAATATGCGCCAGCGTTACTTGGCGCAGCGCATCCACGTTGCCGATAAACCTCGTCATATCGTCCGGCGCATTTTCATTGCCGCCCGCCATGCTGCGCGATAATGTATCCACCACGATCATACGCACTGGCCCGTGCTTACGTGATACCTCACGCACCAGCTTGGCCAGCTTTTCCAGATCCGCGTTTGGGTCAAGCAAATTGACCGGCGACGGTCTGACAGCCAGCTTGACGTCTTTATGATCAGGATATTTTTGGCGCAGCGCAACAATCCGATTGTGAAACGCATTGCCGCCTTCCGTTGCTAGATATAACACGCTGCCGCCTTGCACCTTGCATCCGTTCCACGGCTGGCTTGCCGCCACATGCCACGACATATCCAGCGCAAAGAATGATTTGCCTGTGTTGCTTGGCCCGTATAGGACAGACATTTGCCCCTCGCCTAGCCATTTTTTGACCAGATAATTTCTTGAAAGCTGGGCCTGCGCATCTTCTGGGAAAAACACCTCGTCCAGCAAGTTATGCACGGTTAATGCTTTGCGCGTGGCCTCTGGCCCTTGCGTGACCCAAAGATCATTGAAATCTGTGCCTTCGCTTGGCGGCAAAATATATTCAACGCCATGCTCAGCAAATGCTTGCTCCGCTGCTTTTATGCCAGCTTCGTCATTATCGCCTGCCACCACCAGCGTTGCGTCCGGCTTCGCCTCCCTAAGACCCGCCACGACCTTATGAATATTTCCCGCGTTTAGCGCGAACACGACTGGCTTGCCCGTTGCCTGCGCGATGCTTGCCGCCGTTGCCCAGCCTTCAGCAATATATGCAAAATCCCTGATTGGCCCGCCGATCACGGAGAAATTACCATTTACCGGCATTTTATACGAAAATTTCTTTTTGCCGTCCTCGTCTATGAACTGCACGCCTTGGCGTCTGCCGGTCACATCGATGATTGGTATCTGCAGATCAGGCCCGTCAATAATAGCGTTATGACGCTGTACGTTTTTGCGTACCAGATACGGGTGCGTTTCCGCTTCCTGCGCTTGCTGCGCTTGCTCGATTTCCGGCATTATTTGTTCCCCCTGCGCTGGCCATTCTATGGCTTTATTTTGCGGCCTTGCAAGATCCGGCATTTTATTTGCGTCCGGCCATAATCCTTGGCTGCGCAATGCTTCTTGTATGGCCTTAAAATCATTGCATTGCCTGCAATTAACCATGACCTCGCCATTGAACTCTTTTATCCAAAACCTGTCTTTGCCGCCGCAATTCGGACATGCCCCATGATGCTCGCCCTTGCTGGTTTGCTTTAGGTTAAGGAGCTTGACTATCTCGTTGCCCCATTCGGCCCAATGCGCGGTGGGAAACTTGCTATCCTGCCTTAAATTATTTAACATAATCGTGCATACCTCTGCTTCTGGTTGCCCCGCCCGATTAGGTTTCGCACTGTTCGGGCGGGGCTTTTTTATATGCTAAAAGGGTATTTCATCATCGAATGAATCCGACGCCGATTGAGGCGCTGCCGTGGCAGGCGCTGGGCTTGCTGGCGGCAATGCAAACGGATCATCTTCCGCTGGGCTTGCCGCGGCTGTGTAGCCCCCGATCACAGCATCGAATGGATCAGCGCCATGCTGAAGCTCGGCCAATTCAAGCACCTGAACAGCGCGCAATCTCAAGCTGATGCCATTAATTGATCCAGTGTTATACGGCACCAGCGTTACGGCCACATTTACCTTGCTGCCTGACGTCAGCATAAAGTCATCCGGCAGCTTATTGCGCTGGGCATCTACCTGACGCGGCGGGCTGGTTTTTTCCATGCCATACGCGCCTTTTAGTTTTGCCTTGCCGATTATTTCGCCATCATCGCCTTTTTTATACGGCAGGTTTGACGGCTTTTCAGGCCATTTCTTTTTGCTGTCCATAGATGCGGCGTTGTTATACGCCTCCATGCAGAGCGAATGTAGCTGCTTTGCCTGATCCGGCGTCATAATAAATGACATGTCATAGGCAGCCCCATCATCCAGCGCATCGCATTTCACGGATCGCATTTCGCCGCTGTCAAATTTATATGTGCCGTTTAGTCGTGGATAACGCGCAACGGCGTTACTGATAATATGTTGCATGTGCAACTCCTTAGTAGATTGCGTGGCACCCCCACGCTGGGATCTGTTGTAACATTTGTTAGAACGCGCCTGACGCGTTCATCCAGTCCGGCAAATGGATGGTGTTTATCTCATCCCAGCCGGTGTCATATTCCTCGTTATCTGTCGCATGCTTAATGGTGTAGAGCGTTTCCATCATGCGATTATGCGCGTGCCGTAAATACATTTCGCTCATTTCGTGGACGCATACGGCGTAAGGCTTTTCTTTTTCGACGCAAATAAACATAAACTGCTTTATGCGTAGCCCCTCAAGATTAAGGCAATGCAAATAAAACGCCGCTTGTATGTCGTAGCCAAAATTCCTGACCGCTCGGTCAAATCCTTTTGGCGATGCATCAACGCACGTCTTTACGTCTATCGCCATGCCTTGCTTAACCAATAGACCATCTGGGCGTGTTTTGAGCGGCAAATCTAAATCTGGATCTGTCACGAAGAATGACGCTTCTGCAATTAGATCAGAATGCGTCAGCAAATGATGCGCAACGCTGTGCTGCAATACAGACTGCGCCATATCTATGCTTTGCTTGTACTCGGCTTCCGGCAGAAGCACAGCGCCAGCCTTGTCAGCGTCTTCCTTTGCTTGCTTCCAATCCTTGCCGCGCCTTGTTTCCGGCCCGCATCTGACTAGGCTTTTTTCCGGCTCTAGCAAATGCGCATGGGTTGCCGTGCCAAGATCAAATGCTGCGCTTTCTTTGCGCTCCTGACCTTTCCAATGCGCCAGCGATTTGCTGCTGACCGTCTTTACGTCCGACGATGATATTGCCGGTTCAAAGTGATATGCCTCGTTCGACATGTCTTTGCGCATAACCATTATGCACGCCCCCTTCCATATAATGCAATTAGCAGCGCCTCTGCGCGATGCTCATGCTTTTTTAATTTTAATTCCGACGCCCGATCAGGGAACCATTGCTGCGCCAGACGTCTTGCTGCGTCTTTATCCTTTGGCAAATTCAGCGCACGCTTCCAATTGACTGGGCCTACCAACGTAAACCTTGAGCGAGAAAGCGCAACAGTAGATGTGATCTGGCCAAACGCGTAACCCAGCTTAAACGTTGAGCTGACGCCCTGCTTTGGCATTGCTTGTTGCCGCTCGATCCATATGTGATCGACTGCATCGCAGCTCATTATAATATCGTTTAGCGCCACGACATCTACGCCGCCCTCGCTATACACCGGCAAATCATGCACCTCAGACCAAGTATCTGTGATGATTGCTACGCCGCCAGTACGATATCCGCAGTCTATGCCAATGGTTACGGGGTCGCTCATGGTTGAGTCCTTATTCAGTTTGGGGTTGCTCAACCACAATATCGTGCTTCGCAAGGAAGTCACGCAGCGCCATTTCCACTGTTGCCGCCTTAGTCATGCGCGTTTTGTCCTTATACAAGTCCAATCCCGCAATCACCTCTGGCCGCACGCGAACCAATAACTGTTGTAGCTCCATTTTCATTCTCCTTCTGTAGCCTGATTGCAACAGCTACAGATAAACATATATCGTGTCAATAGCACTAAGATATAAATTAATTGTTGACAGATATCTTTGAGATAAATTATAGTCAGGTTACGAACAAACAATGACCAATTAATCTTAACAGGAGAAATGCATAATGAACCTTACGCATACACATGAGTTTTTAATCACGCACATCACCGACAGCGGCACCGGCTTTGGCGTGCGCACCGACAACGGCGAGAGCGTACATATTTCGCCACGCTTATTGCAGCAGGCGCACGCAAACCTTGATGACATCTGCAAAGGCATCATCGTGCAGAACGCCATCGAGGAGAACCGCGAGCGCACGCCGTGGGTTGCCGCCTACGTGCAGGAA